GAAAGCTCGATCGGGATCGTGGTGCCGGTAGCAATGGTGGTGATCTCCATGTCGATCGGCTGCGTGCCGCCCGACATCAGCTTGAACCGATTATCCGGCTCGGTGCCAACCCAACCGCCCATGCCGCCGGTTTGCGCAAAGCCGACCGACAGCCGCTGCACCAAGGTGGTGCCCGCTACGATGCCGGTGGAATCGACAACCCATTGCGATTGCTGCGCCAGCACACTGCCGAGCCGCATGTTCTTCGCGGTGATGGTAGCGACGCCGCCGCCGCTATAGATGGTGCCGGTATTGTGCTTGACGCGCATGCACGCGCCGCCCGCCGTTCCCGACCGCGCCGCCACATAGCACGCCGCCAACGATACCGTTTCCTGATTGGTGATCGTATGCGCCGCAATGTGCGTCGATTCGGTAGCAGCCGTGCCGTTAGTTTGCGTGACCCGGTTCAAGTCATAATAGAACGGCATGTTCAGATGCCTTCGCCAAATTCAGCGGTCAATTCCAGCGGCAGCGTCGTGCCCGCGGCGATCGATGTGAACTCGGTATCGATCGGATTGATGCCGTTCGGCTGCATGATGATGCGATTGGTGATCTCGGTTGCTTGCCAGCCGCCCGAGCCGCCGGTCTGCGCAAAGCCAAACGACAAGCGTTGCGTCAGCGCGGTGCCCGCAGTGATCGCCACCGAGTCGTTCGTCCAATTCGACAGCGCAGGCATGACTGCGCCGAGCCGCATATTGCGGGCTTGCGGCGTTTGCGCGGTGCCACCGGCATAGATCGTGCCGGTATTGGTCTTGACCCGGACCGCACCGCCGCCTGCGGTCGCGCCGCGACCAGCGGCATAGAGCGCGGTGATCGACAGCGTCTCTTGGTTCGCCGTCGTGTGCGCGGTGAGATGCGTGACTTCGGTGCCACCGACCGAGCCGGTCGCGGTGACGCGGTTGATGTCGTAATAAAAAGCCAAGGCGATCTCTCCTATTGCGTGACGCCCGACGTATCGAGATCAACTTCCAGCGTGGTGCCCGCATAGGTGCCGACCGTGGTCAGCTTGGTGCGCCATTGCGAGCCGACGATACCGTCATTGACGGTGCCCGCCGCCAGCGTGCCATCAGTCGCCGCTGCCGCGGTGGTCTTCGGCGTCAGCGAACTGACGTTGAACAGTGTGCGCAGATTGACCAGCGCAATCGCAATCGCGGCAACATCGCACCACGTCTTGCCGCCATCGAACGACGTTTGCAGCCACACCGTGCCCGACGTGCCGCCCGAGCCGTAAGTGAAATTGACCTGCACGCCGACATTGGTCGGCACGCCGACCGGCGATCGGATTTGCAGCACCGGCCCGACTTGCGCGGTGACCGCCGTGGTGATCGGCGTTGACAGCAGCGCGGGCATTTATTTGGTCCGCCACGTGCCAGCGCTGAAACAATAGAAAATCGTGACGCCACTCGCGACCGTCAACGAATACGCGGCGTTCTGGCCGAGCGCGTTGATCTTGTCGCCGCCCGACGCGCCGCCCTGAGCCGCCGACGACGGCCAGATATTGGCGGCATTAGTCGTGGCATCGTTGGTGATGACGATTGACGCGCCAGCGATAGCCGGTGGCAATCGCAAACTGTCGCCCGCAGTGCCGACCGTAGTGATGCGGTTCTGTGAATTGTTGACCAGTTGCGCGCCCGCCTGCGTGTTGTTCGGCGACGCCGATGCAGTGATGTTGTCGAGCGACGAGCCGTAGAACTGGCCGCCCTGCGATTGATATTGCGTCGAGACAATGGTCTTACCCTTGGCCCGATCAACAAAGCCTGTCGGCATGATCGTAATCCTTTCCTATTTGACCCGCGCCAGCGTTTCCGCTGCCTCGCGGGTCAGCGGCTCGTCGTTGAGCCGATGTCCTTCGATGACGTTGAACTGACCTTTGCCGACCGCAACGATAAAACGATCGCCGGGCGCAGGCGCAGCCTCGCGGCGCACCACTTCGGTGCGGGTCGGATAGACTTCGATATAGCCAGCACTCGACAGCGCGCGCCGATTGGCCAGCGGGATCGAGCGGACTTCGTCGGCGGACAGATGCTCGCCAGCCTTCATGCGCACATTGCCGCGCGTGAAGCCCATGCGAATGCGTGCACCGCCGATATCGTGCTCGGCAATTTCCAAAGGCATGATTGTGAGTCCCTAGAGAAGCGGGAACGGCGAGGGTCGGGGGGTGGTCAGAGGGGGATCAGACCATGACTGGCTCGCCGCCCATCAATACAGCAGCGACGGGGTGACGGGAATTTGATCGCTACTGCACGATTCCGCTGAAGTGGTAGCCAAGATCGGCACCGATCACGAGCATATCGAACGCCATCTCGCCTTCGGTCCGTATCGTTTCCAGACCAAGCCACGGCATCGGGATTTGCGCGACCCGAATGCCCATGGTGTTGATGCCGGTAAAACCGGACCACGGGAAGATATAGCCCGCCGACGGCACCATGATCCCCGGCTCCGGTGCCGCGTGAACAAACAACGCATCCTTGGAAGCGACGAAAGAATACGTTGGCGTTGCCACTGAACCCGCACCGCCGACTGCTTGCTCTGGCGTGGTGTTGTAGACCGCTTTCGAAACCACGAGCTTCTCGATGTCGAAGCTCGCCGCCAGAAGCTCGGGCGTGATCTTCGAGGCATCGGCCCGGGTCGTATACTTGATGCGGTCCACGACCAACGGGTGCTTGCGTAAACCCTGATAGACCGGGAAAGCGAGCAGCCCGCAGTTCAGTTCGAAGCCGGTGTTCTGCAGGATGGTGGTCTGCGCCGTGGCGATGTCGGTGTACGGGTCGCCGTTGGCGTCGTCGTTCCAGAACGGCGGTGCGCCCGATCCCGGCGTGCCGCCCGCGGTGCCAGTGACATCAGTGCCCCACACACCGTTAGTCAGAAACTTCTGCATGAAGATGCGGTCGCGTTTGATCAGCAGCTTTTGCATGCAGAAGCGTGTGGTTGAGACGTCCATATTGACGGTAGGATCGGCGTTGCGCCGGGTCTGCGCGCCAAGGTCTTTGTGGTATGCCCACACGTTCGCCGAATAGCTGTTAGTTGACAGATTGAAGCCGCCGCCAACTGATTCGGCCACGTCGGCGCGCTCTTGCGCCTCGTCGCGGTAGAAGTCATCTTTCGAAAACATGAAATATTTATCAGTTTGATGCTCTACCGGGACGTTGGCGAACACTTGGTCCGCAACGTAGTGGGTTTGATCCTGAATGTAGGCTGTTGCGATCTGCGTCAGAGCAGCCTGCACATGGACCTGCTGTAAAAAGGGCTGTGGCATTGGGATGATCCTTTCTGTGCTGCTGCGTCAGCCGTTTGGCGTATAGACCAGCATGTCGATCATGGCGTTCGCGCCAGCCGCCGACTCAAGCGCCATTCCGACCTTGCGACCGGACGAAAACGTAATCGCTCTGCCGTTAGTATCGGACTGCAACTCCTGACCGGCGGTTACCGCCGCGCCAACGACAACCTTGGTGATGCCGTTGATCGCAACGTCACAGGCTTGACCTTGCGCTGGCGCGTTTTGCAACACGCCGTAACTCACGGCACCCGCCACGGTCTGCAAAGTCAGAGTGCGCGGACCTGACAGATACACAATGAGAAACTGACCCGAGCCTTGCGGGCCGTAGAGCGGTGAAGCCGGATTCCAGTAGTTGGCTGCTGCCTGACACTGTGCACCGTCCTTCATCAATGGGGCTTCTGTCGTCATGACAATGATCCTTTCCTGACGGTGCGCTTACGCGGCGCGGCCCGACTCACGCGCGTCTTGAATGCGCAGAGATTTGTTCGCCGGGTCTGTGTAGACCTTGGAGAACGCTTGCTCGGGCGTGAGCTTTTCGCCCGGGTGATCTTTCAGATATTTCTGTGCCAGCGCGGCGAACTGGTCATAGGCCGTGCCGCCGCCGCCCAAGCCAGTGCCGCCGAACTCCTTGAACGCCCCGGCTTCCTTGGCCGCGGCAAAGCCGGACTTGGTCAGCGTCAACAGCTTGTCGATCGCTTCCCGGTCGCCCGCATAAGCCTTCTGCAGCGTTACGCCTTCGGCTTCCGGCAGCCCGACATCGACCGCGCGCTTGTTGAACGCGATCAGCGCCGCGGCGTCTTCCAGCTTCTTGACGCGCTCGATCGCGTCTTTGCCGTCGGCGATCTGCTTGCGAATGCCAGCGGGCAGCGCAAGCAATGCCTTCTCTTCCTTCTCTTCCTTTTCTTCGTCTTCCTCATCCTTGCGGCGACGCGCTTTCTCCTTCTTTTCTTCTTCCTCTTCCTTGTCGCCGTTGCCATTGCCGTTACGACGGCCGCGCTGCTTCTCGATCATGGCCGCGATCGCCTTGAGCGCATCTTCCTCGCTCGCGTCGTCTTGGAGACCGAGCGCTTTCAGAATTGCCGACATGGGTAACTCCTTTTTGTCGGTGGGTTGCTGCAGGGCTCGGTCGCCGAGCAGCGGTGATACGTGTTCGTGAAACTGCGTGAACGTCTTGGCCAGCATGTCCTCGCGGTCCACGTCGGCCTCGTCGTCCATGATCGACTTCACGGATTCAGCGAGCCCGGCCAACGCCGCCTCGAAACCATCGCGGGCGTCGCGTTCCGGTTCTCGCTTGAACAGATCGGCGAAGAAGTCGGCGACACGCTCGCCAACCGGCGCGTGTTTGAAGGCATCGGACAGTTCGCCGCTCAGCCCGAGCGCTTTAGCACGCCGCCGGATATGCGCCTTGGCTTTGGCCGGGTCTTTGGCCCGCCCAATCGCCTGCATGGCGTTGTGCAGATCGGATTTGTTGTGGATCGGGAACGAGCCGTCCGGCAGTGCCGCGCCGGACGAGGCGGCGCTGCGACGCTGTTCGGCCGAGAACTCGCGCTTGAGATATTCGGCGGCCGGTTCGGCGTCACTCCAGTTTGCAAAGTTATAAAGCGGTTCCTCTTCCCGTTTCATCAGCATGATCTTGACTCCTTCGCCAGCACCGCGATCAACCGAACTGACTTCGTTGATGCGCAGCCGCCGCAAAATCTTCGGCATGTCATGGCCTCTTGCAGTGAATCCATTTGGCCGCGATCGCGGCGCGCGCGGCATCGAGCGTCATCGCCCCGCTGCAGACTTTTTTGTTGAAGGCGTTCTCGTCCACGTCCTTGACGTGCGCCGAGCACGGATCGGTCACCGCGAAAATCTGCGGCCACAGATTGTTTGGATTGGTCGGATGACCGCCAAGCTCCAGCGGGATGAAGTGGTCTTCCTCGTAATCGAGCGGGTTGCCGGTCAGTCCGAGCCCGCGCATTTGGATGCGCTTCAATGTGCTGGTGTAGTAAACCGGCGGCCGTACCGTCGCAGTCCAGCCCGGCTTGCAGATCGTGGTGGCGATGTTGGCTTGCGTGACCTTCGGATTATAGACGCCCGCCACAATCAAGTCGGTCGCCTTGCTCTTGGTGGTGGCGCACCCGCAGAACATGAGAATGCACAGCGCGCTGCCGACCAAGACCCTGATAGTTGGCATTGATCAGCGCCGCCGTGGCCAGCGCGATCGCCAGCATGACTTCATGCTTGCTCTCGCCCCGCATGTCAGTGCAGATGCGCGCCGCAATCGTCTTGATGCGCTCGACGCGCGATTCAACATTCCATTGCTTCTCGGACATGATTCTCGGTTAGGGAGCGCTCGCGGCGTTGACGCCCTATGCGTCAGCCTTCAGCGACCGTATCTCGTGCGGAGATTCTCGTCGCGTCGATGATCGAGCAGGTGGGATGCCGCTCCTTCGCTCGGGTTGCCGCCGTGAGCGCTAGCCGTTTGGCACGAGCTTGGGCGCGGCCGATCTGCGCCCGTTCACGCCAGATTTCATAAGCTTCAGGGCTGTACCAACGCTGACCGACACGGCGCAGCCCGCGATCGGTGTTCTTCTCGCGATCAACGTAGTCGCGCAGCCATGCGACCGCCCGCCGATAGCGTAGCCAGTCGCCGGTCATGAACGCATCGACCATCTGCGCGAGCATGGCATCGCGCTGATCGAAGTGCATGTCAGCCCCAAATGATCGGCTGACAACGTCGCAGTTCGCATTCGATCTCGGTCTTCGACTGCTTGATCGGCTTCGGCCGCGGTTCAGCCGCCGCCGATAGCGTGCGCCAGCCCAAATCGGTCAGCACCCAAGCGCCATTGATATTCTCGACATAACCGTCACGCTGTAGCTGGAAGATGCGCGCGATCTGGCTTTCGTGAACTGGTCGCGGTGCGGGCGGTGTGAACATCGGCAGCCCCTTCGCGTATGAGTTGCAAGTTGCAAAACCGCAATCAAATCACCATGTTCAAGATGTGGAGTACCTAAAAATGCCCGTCATCAAATACGGCAGCTATGACGGCTATGCCGTGCGGTTCACCCGCTATGAAGCGTGGATATTGGCCGACGGCCACTGGCAAAAGACCGGCGTGGCGCAAGTGCTGCACGAGGCGGCGCTGCTGACCAAAGAACAATTCCACCGCGTCTACGGGGCCTTGCCGCCGATGCCGAGTGCCGCTTTCCAGTCGCCCGAATAGCTATCGAGCACCCGCTTATAAATCTCTTCACTCTTGGCGATCGCGGCATCATAAGCTTCGGGATCGGGATGCGGCCCATCCGGCGCGGTGTCCTGCATGATCTTGTACTGGACATGCCCGCCGCCCGGTCCCTTGGCATCCAGCATCTTCTGATCCATGAACTGCACTTCGCCGATCAGCCCATCCGGCATCCGCACGTTGATGGCACGATCGGCATAGTTCAGATCGGTCAGCTTCCACGGCTCGGTCACGATCTCGTAGCGCTGCGCTAGCCGCTCGATCGCCTCGTCGGCCTGCTCCGGTCGATCGATCACGAAGGTCATGCGCACCACGTCGGTGACTTGCGCGACCTGACCGCCGCGGGCCGGGTCTTCTGCCTTCTCGATGACGCGGTTAATGCCCTTCTGCGTCCCGACCTTCGAGCCGTTTTCCTTCAGCTTGATGTCAAGGTCTTTGGCGATCTGACGGCCAGCCGCCACCAGACGCGCCTGATCGTCCGGTGCGGCGGCCACCACGTCGCCGATTGTTTGCAGCGGCGAGCGGTTGGCCCAATCCTTGATGACGCCCTTGCGCGCCTTGAAAGCGTCGCGCGGGTCGGCGTTTTCAGGAAGCTCTGGCGTGTAATCGTCGGGCTCGTAACCGGCGACTCGTTCTTCACGCGGTGTCGGTTCGTATTCGTCGGAGATGACAAGCTCGACTTCGCACATGCAATTGGGATGCAGCGGCGGACCGTCGCCCGCATCGCCAAAATCTTCGTCGATGTCCTTCACCCCTTCCGCTTCAGCAGCCTGACATAGCGGGCAGGGATCGCCGTCGGTCGTCCACGTCTTCTTGACCGGCACGCCGCGCTCGTTGGCCAACCGGCCCATCTCCAGCGTGGCGTCATTCTGCGCGAAGCTGATCTCGGTCCGCGCGATCATCTCGGCACGATAGTCGGAAAACACGCCGGTATCCGTCAGCTTGTCGGCAAGCTGATCCATATCCCAATGCAGCGCCACCGCATCGGTGACCAATTGGTTGACGACGTCCCGGGTCTTGTCGCTGATCGCCCACTTGGCATCCGGGTTATCGACCAGTTCGCCGTTCTCGTTGACCGTCTTGCCGACCAGATTCGCGCCGCGTTCCTTGGCAAAATCGGTGGCGAAGGTGTGCAGCCGGTTGGCCACGTCGGTCGCCGTGACCGCGCCTTCCGGCAGTTCGTGCACCGGGTTGTTTAGCTCGATGCCGTTGAAGGCATACATTCCCGCGCCTTCCGACGCGGCCGCCATCGAGCGCTGCGCCTCGCGGACGAAGTCGTCGATGCCCGGACCGTTGAGCACGCCGTCTTCGATGTCTTCGTCTTCGGCCTTGCGGACCAGCGCCGCAGCCATACGATTGGCCATGATGTGCAGAAAGCGTTGCTTCTGCCACGCGAACAGTCGCTGTATCCGGTGATACAGCCGCGCCGCGTTAGTATGATCGAAAGGGCGCGCGCCCGAGCCGCCTGCCCCGGGCCTTTTCCACGTCCAAATTTAACGGCGAGTCGTCATCGCTGCTCTCAAAGGGCACCGACGACCCGCCGATCGAAAACTCCGGTAGGATGCCGCGCTTGTGGGCCGCCCAAAGCTCCGGGTCTTCAATCTGGTAGCCGACGATCCAGCCGATCTGATCATCCTTTTGGGTTAGCCCGAATGCCTTCATAAAATCAGGAGTAGTCAAAAAGGACATCACCAAACGGCCGGTGCCTTTGATATGGTGCATCACGCCGTGCTCGCGGGCATAGAGCATGTATTCCAGCACCGCGTTTTCCAGTTCCTTGACCGGGATAATGTCGCCCTGCTTGTCGATGATGTATTTGCCGTCCTTGGCGACCACACTGGCCCAACCAAAGATCATCTGCCGTTCCGGTTCGGCCTTGGCGATGTCCAGCGTCAGCGACCAGCGCTTCTCGGCACCGATGTCGGATTCGCTGGTATCGTCGCCCGGCTTCTTCGATCGCGCGGCCGCAGCTTCGATCGCCATCTGGCGCTGACGGCGACGGCGCGCATGCTGATTGCCGAGTGCAGTCTGTGCATGCACGTCGCCGCCGCCGGGCTGCTGCTTGACCGTTTCACAAAATAGCTTGGCGGTCCCGCCGCGATGTTGTCGCCAGATGCCGTAACACTCGCCGAGCGCAGCTTGCTGTTCCTTGCCTTCGCCCATGACCTGCTTGACGCAGCGGCCGACGAAGCTGCTTTGCGACTCGCCGCTGCTTGGTGTCGGCATTACAATGACCTTGTCTCACGGTCCAAACTGACCGTGGTAAAGTGGGATTCAACAGCGATGTTGGGCAGCGGTGCTTGCCACGGCCTTGAGGGCTACCGACGGCGCGGTCTAGTTCTCAAGGTGTCGCCGACCAGCGAGCTATCCCGGGACCGTGAGACGCCATCAGGCATCCTCAAACTTTTTGAACGGCGTGAACGTGATGTTCTCGTCGGTCTTGCCGCGGTATTCGCCGCACCAGCCATCTTCGGTGACCGGCGGCCAGCCGCCCTGCGTGATCAAGCCTTGCGGCGTCGGAATCAAATGCATGGTCGGCGCATGCGCACGGCACGCGCCCTGCTTCGGCTGCAGCCGTTCACGCACGAAAAACCTGCACGATTTACAGCTTTCCATTTTACGTGATGCTAATGGGAGTTACCGCGGCTGCGGCTGCGTTCGCCGCCTGCGATCGCTGCCAGCCGCCGATCGCATAGACCTGATCGGCAAACAACTGCGTGACCCAACCGGCCAGCAACTGCGTATTGGTCATCCCGGGAACCGACGACGGCAACGTCGCCACATAGTTCAACACCGTCTGCAAATCGGTATCGCTGATCGTCTTGTTCACTTGCACATTGGGCGCAAGACTCGACCCGCTCAGCGAAAGAGTAATCGTCGCCATTATTTAATCTCGCTTCGATGTGACCGACGTCACAGTATACCGCGCTTAGGCATGACAGCGTTCGCGCCGTTGAAACGGTGAGGAGCCGGTCATGTCCAAATCTGTTGTCGCGGCAGCGATCGCTTGTGCGATTGGTGTTGCCGTCACATTAGCCGCCACCAAGACGCACGAGTTCGTGCGGCCGATCGTCGTGCCTGCGGTCGATGAATCGCCGCTGCACGTTCACTTGCAAGGCAACCCGCACGGCGTTAGCCAGGATGCACCGCAGCCGTAGTTATCCACAACTTTGCATCTTGTGGATTACGCCGCGGTGTGCATAACTGCGTGCGCTCGGTGAGCCTCGTAAAGCAAATGTTGGGCAATAGCCGCAGCCCGGTCGTGGTGTCCATACGCTGTTAAACCGGCGGGTTTTTATCCACGAGGGTCGCGACGGAGTTCACCGGGCACCTTTCTCATGTTCCCAAGCATCATGACTGGCTTAGCCAAGGACCGGATTTGCCCCCGGTCCTTTCTCTTTTATGGATGATCGTTAAGCCACAGCCACAGCCGCCAGCACGTCGCCATGAAAGTCAGCGCAATAATCCAGTCGGCGATCACTTTGGCCAGCAATAGCG